ACAAATGTCTCAATTTAAGATGAAAATTGGGGATGTGGAGAAATCTGTCATGTTGAATTTTAAACATCCAGTCAAAGAACTTTTATTTATTTCTCAATCGGAAACTGATAAATTAAATAACATTCCTATGGACACAAATGAAATTGTTAGCGCAGAACTTCGTTTCAATAATGAGGTTGTTTTTAATCAAAGTGGAAAGTTTTTTACATATGAACAGCCCTTTAAATATTACATCAATAGTCCACTTTTAGATAACAAACTACCAACGCAAAAAGCAAACTATGTATTCCAAAGATTTGGAATATATTCATTTTCACTTTATCCAGAGCGCAATTATCCAACGGGGCAGGTCAATATGAGTCGTATTTCCCACAAATTGTTTAAAATTAAAATTATTCCATTTGACGATGGTGTGACAGCCAACGATACCCGAATATATGCAGTAAACTATAATATATTAAGTATTGAGAGTGGTTTAGCCGGATTAAAATTTTAGGTGGATATAATAGTAATGGCTGGGCGTGTTCAACTTCTGTCATCAGGGCCCCAAGATATATTTTTTACAGATAATCCAGACTATACACATTTTTTAGAGGGTTTTAAGAAGCATACCAATTTTTCTAGTCAACATGTTGATATAAAATCTGATAATTCGGGTGATTTTGGAAAGACGACCCGTTTTACAGTTCCACAAAACCTCGGAGACCTCTTAAATACCGTGAGTCTTAAGGTTACCCTACCGAGGTTACCCACAGTTAATATGTGCTACATAGAATCTGTGGGTCATGCTCTCATAGAGTATGTAGATCTCATCGTGGGTGGTAAAATCATTCAACGTTTGTCTGGTGATTATCTTCAAATATATTCTGAACACTACGTGACCCAAACAAAACAGAATACCCTCGAAAGACTTATAGGTAAATATCCTTTACAAACGGGTGGTTCGAGGGTTTCTACAAATGGACTTATAAATCGTGGTTCGTTGGGTTCAGTAACGGATGAAGAATTTTACATAGACCTACCTTTTTATTTCTATAAACACCCGGAACTTGCTATACCTCTATGTGCAATTACCAAACAAGAAGTGGAGGTAGAGTTTAAAATCAGAAATGCACAGGACCTTGTTATAAATAAGACAAATGGTGATTACATATCTTTATCACAGGATATTGAAATAAAGGATTTTAAATTGGGTGCAGAGGTAATCTTTTTGGATTGTGAAGAAAGATTTTTACTTCAGAACATGAGAAAGGACTACATCATTACCCAAATCCAATCGGATATATTTAACGTAGATGCGGGTGTAAATACGTGTAAATTCAAATTAGATTTTGTAAATCCAGTGAAGGAGTTATACTTTATCATTCAACGTACGGGAACCACAGGTGATGGTACCACGGCTGGTAATTTTGTAACACCCTTCGACTATGACAATACCTCTGATATACAAGATGGTAGGTACATACTTTACGAAAACCTTGACCACCTGACACTCAGTTTGGATGGTCAGGACATTATTACCAAGGATACTGGGAGTGTGATATTCCTAAAGGCCATTCAGGCAGCTATTCATCATTCAAAGACCCAACTTATTAGGCGATTCTATTCCTACAGTTTCGCACTTCAGCCAGAAGAATGGTACCCAACGGGGCAGATAAATTTCAGTCTCGTAAATGAGCAAATTGTAAACCTAAGTCTGACATCGTGCCCCGATTTTAGCAGACAATTTCGTGTCTACGCCGAGAGCTATAACGTTCTTAGAGTACACGAGGGAATTGCACAAACTCTTTTTGATACTAAACACTAAAGATGAACATGCAAACTGGTTTCGGTGATGCGGGGGATACCCAAGCCACCAACTACATGAACACGATGATTGACATCATGATGCCCGTTATGGAAAACAGTATGATTTTGGCCGCTGAATATTGCAAGGCTTGTGGAAGAGATGTAATTCTTCCAGAAGACATGGAATATGCATCCAAGTATTGTGCTATGAATACAGTCGGTCAGACGATTGGCTCCATCTTCCCAGAGGTGTACGATGATGAGGAATCTGATGAAGAAGATGAGATTGAAGAAGTTGCAGAAGGCGAATGCCCCACCTTTGTTAGGTACTCGGGGGGTGACCCCAAATTTATCCAAATGAATGAAGCCTATGATCGTTGGCACAGCTGGGAACCCCAGAGTCCGGCAGAACAGATGTTAAAAAATGCTCTTAATAGTAATGAGCACATGGGAGCCTGATTCTTGGACATTTTTGGGTGACAAACTACAATCTTGTGATCTGGAGACGAGCTCTAGTGAATCTTCGGATGATGAACCGATGTTCACAAAAACAAAAACACTCAGGAAAACGAAGTACAAAAAATTGGAAAAGGAGGACTTACTTCCAGAATAATTTTCCCTAACTATAGTATAAAACTTACACAATGGCTGGCGTTATCGATACCGCTATGGACACTGTCACCCTCGTCGCGGCTGAGCTTGAGACTCAGTCCCTCAACTCCGTGGTCGCGGGTTTCTCCTTCGCCGCGGCGATGTCCTGGATGGACTTCGTTCGGTGGGTCATTACCCAGGTCGTGAAGGTCCCCAAGAACGGTGGTTCCCAGTACGCCCTCACCGCCCTCTTCACCACTCTCCTTTCGGTGATTGTTTACAAGGTTGTCTCGATGGTTTCGACTCGCGTCTCGAAGCCAGCGCAGCCAGTCTTCGCGGTCACCCGCTAATTGGGTTTTCGTTTCATCAGGGTAAGTACGAGGGTACCTACCAAGACGATAATCAAAATATAAATATACTCTTTCCATTCATAAGCAGTCTCAATTGTGGGAACGCTTATGTGTGTAACCTCCTTCTTTTCCACCTCAGGTACAGGTAATTTAGCAGTACCTTCCAGTTTATCAGTTGAACACTGTATTTCAAATTTTAATATATGTTCCTGAGAACCAAAATTATATGATTCAAGATTTCCGTTGTTCATATAGAGGAATTCAAATTGAAGATCTTTAATTATTTTTTGTGAACCAGAGTGAAACCGATGTACTAATGGATCATCAGAGCCGTTAAAGGTTATGGCAGTTGTGTCGTTTAAGAGAATTTGTCCAGTGTAGTGTGGCGTTGACACATATACACTTTGATTAAATTCATCTGAACCAGAAGATAGTCTTAAAATGAGGGATTTGGGTCTAATAGGTGTAGTTTGGGGTGTGGGTATACGAGCAGATACAAGTCTAATTTCAGACACATCATAAATTGGATTTTCGAGATGAATCACATAGTTATTAGAATTCGGGTATACAACTGTATCCCTTTCATTACTATCTATATATAAGGTATGGACCTTCATTAAAATATAGGGATAATATTTTAATGACTGTTTTTTTCAGTAACCGTTTAAACTAATGGGAAAGAGAATGGGCGAGGGGGTTGTTCTGGAGCTGCCTCTTCGCAATGTCTAGGGAAGATGTATTGGGATTCGCGTAACCCTTGTAGGAGTTGAACTGGTGGAAGGGCTTCTGTTGGTATGTTTGGGTCCACCCACCATTCGCCGCATTCATACGACCATCCACCCGAGATGTATCACTGCGAACTGTAGTGAGACGCCCACCCTGTTTGAGAGCACTCTCACGGACATTCATGCGACCAGCGTTACCCATCCGGTTGGCTTTACCGCGACGATCTTCTGGACGGAAACCATACTTCATGAGTTCCTCATTGGAACGCGCTGATGCAACCTTCGCCGCCGCCGTGTTGGTGTAAGCACCCCTGAAGTTGGAAACACCGGGGGCTGGTTGATTATTATAAATATATTGCTCATCATTGCGGTCATTTCGGAAACGGGTGGGGTCCTGGGACATAGTTTGAGCGGGAACGAAACGTTTAGCACCATTAAATCCTAGCCCGTCTGTACGGAGACCTGTCTCTGAACGGTTTGTGGTTCGTTTGGTTTTCTCATGCTCGTTTCTCGGAACAACACCAGACATACCCTGTGCACGCCCAGGCATCGCAGGTAAACGGGTTGGGAGATGAGCCGTGGTCTCTGGTTTGTTGTGAGTCAGCTGACCAACGACCGCCGAGCGTCCACCAGTGGTATCTGCGGCTGGACCCGCACGACCGGGTAAAGTTGTAAGTCTGTACTCACCCACATTTACAGGGTTCACCCTGAACATTTGTTGGTATCCACCTGTCGCTGGGACATTTGCGTCAACACCTAGACCGGGACCAACAAGTTGCTTCTCTACGGGGGAAAGGTTGTTCATTCGCCCTTGGTCATACATACGATTCCTCATGTTGAGGATTTCCTGACCACCAGTCCGTTGTTGCATTGATATATCTGCGAACGAGTCCATTTCCCTCTTATGGGGAATACCTGTTCGGGTCAAAAAGTCATTTTCCTTAAATTCTACATTTATTTCTGGTTCAGGGACAAATTCGGTTTCGGCCTTCGCCTGTGGGGCTTCAGACTTAGTAGTTCTACTCAAGTTTCTACCAGCGTACACAAGACCTGCTACAGCCATGAGCGATATGGGATCAGCCATTCTTACTTCTTGTTAATATTTTTATTAACGTACCTTTGCTGAAAGAGACCATTTTGGACATCGGCTCGAGTACTCGATGGTTCGTACCCCATGGTTCGGAGTGGAACCTTGCACTCCATGTTGGTAAGTGGGAATAGTCTACGCTCGTAGGTCTGAACAATGTTTTTGTTAAATCGGGATGTACTTTGGGGACGGAGTTGATCACTGGTATCTATGTACTGTGCTGGGGAACCCTTACCCGCTCTGTATGGGGCAGTTCCATACAACATTGTATTGGGTCGACCCCCATCACCATTGAGTGTGCTGGGCTGAGGATACACAAAAACCTCATCAGTCGCCTTCACAGGAGCGATGGCACCGGTATTTTGAACTATGGAAAGACCAGGTTGGAGCTGATACGCCATTTATTATTACACAAGAATATTAATCT